AATCCTAAATTTAACGCCATTTCTTCGTCATTGTCAAATAGACCGTATGATGTACCACCTGCTCCGTAAGAGTTTTGAGCGGCTAACATATCATCGATATCAAAAGCAAACTGTCTGTCAACGAATATTACGTTTTCTTCAATTGCTCCTTGCTTGTCAAGACGACTAATTACATTGTCAAAGTCTGCTAATGTAGTTGGGTTTCCACCATCCCAGATATTTCCTCTGTTTTGAACAGCATAAAATATACCATCCGAACCAGCTCCTGGATCAGCAGCAGCACCTGAGCTACCTAAGATTGCCGCAGCACCAGAGTTTTGCTCTGCAGGTACAGCTTCAATCATTGCAGTTTCTAAATAATCATCAAATCTAAGTCTTGTTTCATGCTCAGATTTTAAATACCAAAGGTATCCTGTTGCTCCATCTTCAGTAGTAATTTCTACCCAGCCAATTTGAGCCATATCAGATCCAGATACATTGTAAGTATCTTTAATGATAATAGGCTTATTGTCAAAGATGAAGTCGTTAGATTCAAGAGAACCTACCATTCCAGCAGTTCCTTTCTTAAATTCAGAACCGTAAATAAATACAGTAACGTCTGAATTCCCTACACCTGTTCCTGCAGTTACCATTCCAGCGCCTTCATAAAAGTCTGCTGTAAATTGGCCTCTTCCACCAGCAGCATTGTTTACTGCACTTACCACAGCTTTGTTTGAACCAGAGCCGTCATTTTGAACAACTACAATAGTTTGTCCAACTCTAACAACTTGTTCTGCTGCAGTAGGGTCTAGCACATCGTTTACTTGAAACGTCACTTGGTCAGCGCCTTGAATACCACCACTTCCTACTTGAGTGTATTTAGTGTGTAATCTACCTTGCTCAGCCCATTTGATAAGGTCAGAGTTAGTAGGCATCTCTGCTCCTACCATACGTAGGAAAGAAGAGATTGTTCTGTTACCATAACGCTCGAATTCTTTTTCGTACGTATCAGGTAAATATTGATTCAACCAATCAAAATCTGCATTGGTTAAATAGTTTTGAGCTGTAGGAGTTCTTTCTGAACTCGGCGTTAGCGCAAATGTTGGAGTCGATTTTACTTGTCCAGCCATAATATATAATTTTTAATTAATTTTTAAATTTAACTTCGTTTTACACTTTTAATTTTCAGTCCTCTACTCGAAGGTTGAGATACTGATTTAACTTGCATTCCTCCTTTAGTCGATATTTCTGGTGTTGTGCGCTCAGTCATATTTATATTTTTAGTCTTACGCATAACATCTTCAGTCGCATTTGATTTGCCCTGATCATAAAAGAACTGAGCAAACTTTTCAGGATTCATTGCTATAGCTAAAGAGCGGTGGTATCCTGCGGCGTCTTTAAGCATCCCTCCTTCATCCAAGAATTTTTTTATAAAATTCATTGGAGTGTCTTGAGCTTTTCTTAAATCAGCTGGGCTACCAGGAGAAAACATTACTTCTGAATCATCTACCTTGAATTTAAAACCTTTAAACTCGGTATTAAATAATTCATCACTTTTTTTCGCAAACCAATTTGCTCTGCGATCGCCTTCTTCTTGTTGCGTTTTAGCTTCACTCATATATTGCTTATAAGCTTCATATTCTTTAGAGGGCGGGGCTGAACTTTCTCTTGACTCAAGAGGCTGTTTGTATAATTCCTGCTGTTCTCTAAAAAATTTTTTAGCTTTTGCAATATCTTTTTTCTTTGCTAGTTTAAGTTTCTTTATAGCTGCGGGCTCATCAACCTCTTCATCGTAATCATATTCTTCCATTAAGGAATCAATGTCTTCAGGGTCTAAACCTTCTTCTGTTACAGTTAAATACTGTCGTAGCAAAGAGTCAGGATTCATGCTAGAGAAGTCTTGTTGTAATTTAACATAGTCCTCTAAACTTCTTCCTGTTTCTTTTTTATATTTAAAGTAAGCAGCTACATCTTCGGGCAGAGGCTCAGCCTCTTCTCTTTCAGCTGTCAGCTCTTCTAAAGAACCAATCTGCTTACCATATCTTTTTTCAATAAATGAAAGAACGTCTGTCTCTTTTATTTCCGGGGGCTCGCTTTGTTCAACCTTTGTTGTTTCCGTTACCGGCTCTTCAACAGTTTCGGTAGGTTCAGGGTCGCTTACCGGCTCTTCTGATTTTTGTTCAGGCTCAGAAGACACTTCTTTAACTACCTGTTTTTCTTCTTTCTTGTCATCAAACTCTAGCTTCTGCTGAGCTTCATGTTTGTCTAAAAGTTCTTGTTCAATTTGCTGTTTAGACTTTTCAACCACGTCTGTGACTTCTCTGACTTTTATATTCATTTGATTAGATTTGATTTATAAAACAAAATTAATAAAAAAAGAAATACGTTTTTAGCTACCTAGGATCGAACTCAGCAAGGTCAAATCCGTCCAGCGAATCTTCATTTGATTCAAAATTTTTGGGAGGTAAATTATTTTTTCTTTGATTTATTAATTGAGATTGTTCTGTGTTTTGTTGGCTTATTCTTTCTTTTTTAGCCTCTTCTCTCGCTCCTTCTCTAAACGCTAAAGCATTTTCTGAAACATTCCTAAGTTGTTGATTATAAGCAAACTCTTGTTTCATAAGTTGAGCTTTAAGGTTAGCTTCATTGTTTTGTTTCTCTATCTCAAAAGCAATCTCAGCTTGTTTCACTTTCATTTCAGCTTGAGCCTCTAATTCAATTTTTTGAACTGCTACTTGCGCAGCCATCTCTTGAGACTTGAGTTGCTGTTGTGAAATCATAGCTTGTTTTTGCATTTCTCTTTTTTCGTCAGCTTCTTGTTTAGATTTACGTTTTACTTTTAATAACTGATTTGCAAGTTTAAGATTTTTTATTTCTCTTATATCAATAGCATCTTCAAGGTTAATGTCTTGTTTGGATAAAGCCATTTGTATGTTTTGCTCTAACATCGCTTTTTGCTCCTCATCTGGCGACAGTTCTATAAATACCCCGAAGTCATATATGTAAAGCTGAGAAATTTCTCCTAAGATACTAACATTATACTTTCCTATTTTGTTAATAAAATCATCTTTAAAATCTGAAAACTCTAATATGTCAGCCACCCGATACGTTAGCGCTTCAGCCAACGTGCGATATATGTAAAGACTTCCATCTAATATATGGCGGGTAGCTGTATTTGAATTTAATGCAGCAAGTTTCTGCACTCCTACTAACGCGTCTGGGTTAGGAGTAGAGCCATCTCTCGCCTCATTAAGACCTGTTACCGACCTAATCATATCCAGATAATGATTATAATTAGCTATAAGCATCTGTGTTTTAGCCGCACCTGAATTACTAGTAAGTTCTTTAATAGGGACCCTACCTTGATTATACTCCCCTTCTTGAGTATAACTTCTCCCCACTACACTACCTGTTTGAAAGTATAAACGCAAAGCGTCTTCCGGATTATAAGCTGCTCCAGTCCCTAGGTCTACTTCATTTAATCCGTCCGCATCTATATACACACCATCTGGAACTACCCTCGCTATTACTTGTTGTAATTTTAAATGAGTCATTTGAACTAAATCAGCAAAAGGAATCATTCTTCTTACTAAAGATTCTATTACGCCTTTGTACATTCTAGGAGCAACAGCTACATAATTAGGCAACGCATGTTGAGATGAAGACTTAGGTCTAACCATATTTTTGGCTAACTCCCATTTAAGAATAATGTTAGTTCCCATCACCATAACCCCATCATACCATACATCAATAGTTTTTTCTATTTTTTCAAACTTGCCTTCTTCTAACATTTCTTCTGGAGGATTAAAGGTGTCGTCTTTTTCTATCATCCTCGAAGCTCCAACGTCATTAATTTTTTTCTTATAAACAATTTTTTTTGTTGTCTTGTAGTTAAAATACATCAGTGTACAAGTGTCTCTATAGAATATATCGTTTTCATAATACTGAGCAGTATTAAAATAATCATACCAGCTTTGACTATATTGAGAAATTTTTTCTAAATCTTCTCTAGTTAACTTAGGGTCTATTTTTATTAACTCACTGATGCCCATCGTTTTTATTTCCCCCCAATAAAAACAATCTTTAAAATAAGGGTCTTCTGTATAGCTATAAACTACATTAGCTGGATCAACATAAGAAACTTTTACACCTGCTCCTGGCAAGAACTCATGCTTTGCCATACCCACACCTACAACCATTTGATCGTAATCAATACGTTTTCTAATATCTTCATAATGGTTTTCAGCAAACATAGTATCAATAGCTTCTTCTTCTGCAATCTCAATAGCAGGTTTATAATTTAAATTCATATATAATGAAAGCTCTTCATCCGAAGCTGGTAGTTCGTCGGGATCCATAATAAAAGGATCAAAGCCCGATTCTTCTTTAATTGTAGTTAAAACAGGTTTTGCAGCCATCTGCCCTTCAATCATGTCTTGATATTTACTACGCTTGGATTGAGACAAAGCGTCTTGAGCGTAGGCTTTCACCTTAAATAGCCTGTCTTGCATTCCATTTACAACTATATCTACAAACTTAGGGAGGATAGGAACCGGGGTCCAATCAAGATTTAAATAAGACAAATCTCCATCTACCGCTAATTCGTTTTTATATTTAGCTATAGACTGCTCACCTCTAGCATAAAGTCTTAGTCTATTAAAATCTCTCCATTGACTGTAATACCTACAGCCATTGGAATCTTTTCTAAACCATTCGTATTGTATCGCTTGACCTATCTGTAATCCGAACTCATCGGTGGCTTTTTCTGCGTCCGATACAAACTGACTTGGAAAACCTACAGATGAAATATTAATTTTAACGTCCTTCATCTATTTAATTAATTCACTATAAATTCCACTGTTACCATATCTTGCAAAGTTAAGATTTATTTTGGTTTGTTTTTGCTCGGGTAAATAAAGGTTTTTTTGATTAGCCATTATCGCTAAACCCGAGCTAATACTAGCATCAAAATGCGTTCGGTTGTTAATATCAAATCTCGACCACTCTTCTAGGGTTCTCATAAAATACATAGATCCCATATTATTAGCCGCTCTATAAGTTCCTTCCATATCTAAACCTACATGTTTTTCTATATAGGACTCAATGGCCGCCGCATGAGATTGCTTTACATCTTCGGAAGTATTAGGAATTCCTCCTAACTCTTTTTCAGCTTTTGAAAGTTTATTGAAATGTCTATCGGGACGGTTCATGCTAAAGCCTCGATAACCACGGTTTTTGAAATGATATAAAAGTCTGGGCTTGTTGTTTTCCACTAAGATCGGCATGCTGTAAAACACACAGGCCATTAAGACTTCTTCAAAAAATATCTCGGCAGTCTGCGGCCTAGCAACATATTCTAGAAAAAACTCACTGCTTGGAGCCTGTTCCATGCTAAACTTAGTTAATCCATGCAAAGCTCCATTAGATCCTCTGCCGCCTACAGTGCCCGATATATCATAAGAGTCACAACCAAAAGCCCCGATATGTTCATTTACCGGAAAATAAGTTCCGTTTCTGTTTTGTTTTTTATTGGTTAGCGATTTGTTGGGCGTCCACGAAACTTTAAACCTTCCTTTGGGGTCGGGGCTAAATATAACCTCTGTATCTTTTACTCCGTCTTTCCAATAAAATCTCCCGGTTGTTACGTGCTGACCCATTATTAAAGAATCATTATAGTCAATCTGTTGATATATTTTACTTAGATTAAATAGAGAGGATTTACTTTCGTCCCTAAACGCATGAGATACGCTTCGGGGAAACTGACGGTAATATTCATTTAAAGCATCAGGATCTTTTTTTAATGAGTCTACTTCAGCTTGCCAATAGTCTATAGCCCCATTAGTAATCATTTCTCCATCGACGCCTAAGACAGGTTTTTCGGGTCTATAAAAAACAGGCATCCCGTACCTATCAATAAATCCTTCCATGTTCCACTCCATAGGAATAAACAAAGAATACATGCCGCTTTTTGTTTGCCCGTTAGAGTTTCTTGTGCTTACATCTGAATCTTCAAATAATTTTTTAAAATTAGCCCCTCCTTTACTTAATGCATTAGACGTAGATCCCATCATGCATTTCCCAATAATTTTACTTCCGAGTCTTAAACACGTCTTGGTTACTCGCCAATTGTTTAAAATGTTATTGGGCTTTAACCACTTACCGCTTTCATCATGTACTAAAAGCAAAAGCTTTTCCCCGTCATAAGAGTTCTCATCTGTATTCTTCCAATCTATGGTGGTGTCCAAGCCATACAACTCGTCATCAGCTATGTCATACATGTTTTTCTTAGTAATTTTAGAAGCCGGAATTCTAAAAGCTAATTCTGTTTTTGGCTTATCCATTCCATCTTGTATCGGTTTGAAAAAAAATGGTAGCCTGTTGGCTATAGGTACAACTTTATCTGTAAACATTTTTTTAGCATCCGATCCAGTTTTAGATAATATACCTACCCTTGCATCTTTAGCTAAAGTTCCAGTGTTTACACACTCAGAAGAACCCATAAAAGAAAAACCTGATCGTCTGATTTTTAAATAATCTAAACCAAAACATCTGTTATCAGCTTTACAAGCCTCCCAATAAATAAAAAAGATTCTATTAGCTTCCCTAAAATCTGGATACCCTACATCTATTGTAGTCCATTGCAAATACATATAATGCGCTCCGGTAATATAGGTTGGTTTTCCATTGTTATAAAAAGTATATCCTAATTCGCGCCTATCAAACTCTCCCTCAATATAATCTACCCATTTATTTTTAAATGCAGCAGGCATTTCATTCCATTGAAATATAGAAGATATTCTAGAGAGCTCTCTGGGTAAAAGTTTTCGCTCCCAATACTGGTTTGATTTTGTCTCCGATCTTTTATAACCGCTGCCTTCTATA